CGGCGGGGCGATGATGACCTACGAGATGGTCCGCCGCCTCGTCCTCAATCCAAGGACGGGCAAGCCGGTGGCGATGGACACCTTCAAAAAGGCCTTCGTCGACGATCTGGAGGATGCCAACGCCAAGGTCCGGGCCAAGGTGGCGAACAATCTGCTCAACATTGCCTGTGGCAACGGCCGCAACGCGGTCCCGGCCGCGATCTGGCTCGAAAAGACGCGGTTCGGCATCCGCGATCCGTCCGCCCTGCGTCCAGCGGTCGAAGCCAAGGCGACGACGACGACCTTCCCCGGGCTGCCCGCCGGTGAGACCGAATTGACGGTCAGGGTCGTATTCGAGGAAGAGCAGATCCGCGAAATGGAAGAGGCCGAGCGACGCGAGCGTGAAGCGCAGCAAAAATGAACGCTGCGCTCGCCGACCGGCCGGACCCGGAAACGCGCACCCCGTCGTCGGGTGACGCGGTTGCGACGGTCAAGGTCGGCGAGAAGCTCAAGCTGATCATCAACTACGAGCGGCCAAAATGCTACGCCAAGCAGCTCCGGTCGATCTTCTATCCGCTGGATAAGGACGGGCGCCCGGCCCGCTACAGCTTCATCGAAGCCTCGACCAAGGCGGGCAAGACCCGCGGCTGCATCGCGTGGCTCTCCGAGCAGGCCATCGTCGGGGGGCGCGAGGGCCGCAACTATTGGTGGGTCGCCCCGGTCCACGGTCAGGCGCAGATCGCCTACAAGCGCATGAAGCGGGCGATTAAAAAGTTCATCGCCAAGACCAACGATACCGACAGTTTCATCGTCCTCCACAACGGCGCGGTGATCTGGTTCAAGTCGGGCGAGAAGCCGGACAACCTCTATGGCGAGGACGTCTATGCCGCGGTGATCGACGAGGGCAGCCGCGTCCGCGCCGAGGCGTGGCATGCCATCCGCTCGACGCTGACCTTCACCCGCGGGCCGATCCGGGTCATCGGCAACGTCAAGGGGCGGAAGAACTGGTTCTACGAGCTGAGCCGCAAGGCCCAGCACGGCGAGCCGGGCTACGGCTATTACAAGATGACGGCCTATGACGCCGTCGCTGGCGGTGTTCTCTCCGAGACCGAGATCGCGCAGGCCAAGCGCGACCTGCCCGACCACGTTTTCCGCGAGCTGTACCTCGCCGAGCCGAGTGACGACGGGGGCAACCCGTTCGGGCTAAGCCATATCCGCGGCTGCATCGCCCCGATGAGCGATGAGATGCCGTTCGCCGTCGGCGTCGACTTCGCCAAGTCGGTAGACTGGACCGTGGTTCACGCGCTCGACCGCGCCGGGAACACTTGCGGCCACGAGCGGTGGCAGGCGCCGTGGGCCATCACCACTCCGCGGGTCAAGGATCTGGTCGGTCAACTCCCGACGCTGGCCGACCGGACCGGCGTTGGCGATCCCATCGTCGAGGAGCTGCAGCAGGCCAACCCCAGACTGGAAGGTTTCCTGTTCACCGCCCCGTCGAAGCAGGAGCTGATGGTCGGCCTCGCGTCGGCGATTCAAAAGCGGGAGGTCACCTTCCCGCCCGGCGTCATCGTGGACGAGTTGGAATGCTTCGAGTATGCATACACCAAGACGGGGGTGCGCTACTCGGCGCCGGAGGGCTATCATGACGATTGCGTGATCGCACTGGCGCTGGCTGTCGAACAAAGGCGACGGCTGGCGCCAATGCTGTCGGGCCACGAGCCGGGGGGCGTCGTGGCAACGTCGGCATGGATCTCCGAGCCGGAGGAACTTTGACGGGGGGCTAGATGGCTGACGAAATGGTCACCGGGTTCGATTGGTTCGGCGGCGCGGCGGAGCGGGCACCGCTCAAGTTCGATCCAAAAGTCATCGGCTCGACCGGCCTACGCCAGTACGGCGGCATGGTCGAAGAGGAGTTCCTCAAGGAACTCAAGGGGCTGCGCGGCTCCTCCACCTATCGGGAAATGATGGACAACGACGCCACGGTCGGCGCGGTCCTGTTTGCCGTTTCGATGCTTCTGCGCAAGGCCAGCTGGGAAGTGCAGGCGGCTGACGATAGTCAGGAGGCCGACGACGCCAAGGCCTTCGTCGAGGACGTGCTGTTCAACGGAATGACCAAGACGTGGGAGGACTTCATCGACGAGGTCTGCTCCATGTTCGGTTACGGCTTCGCGCCGCACGAGATCATCTGGCTGCGCCGCGACGACGGCAAGATCGGAATCAAGGATCTCCCGCTCCGGGCGCAACCCACCGTGGTGCGCTGGGCCATCGACGAGACCGACGGCGGGAGCATCGACGGGCTGTGGCAGCAACCGCTGGCCGGGCCGCAGGTGTTCATCCCGATTGAAAAGCTGCTGCTGTTCCGCACCACCGTGGCGCGCAACAATCCCGAGGGCCGGTCGATCCTGCGCACGGCGTATCGGTCGTGGAAGTTCAAGAAGCGGGTCGAGGAAATTGAAGGCGTCGGCGTCGAGCGCGATCTCGCGGGCCTGCCGATTGCCAAGATCCCCGGCCGGTTTTTCGCCAGCGACGCTCCGCCCGAGGACAAGGCCGTGCTGACCTCGTGGCAGACGCTGGTGCGCAACGTCCGCAACGACAAGCAGCAGGGCATCGTCCTGCCCAGCGACACCGACACCAAGGGCAAGCCGCTCTACGAATTCGAGCTTCTGTCCAGCGCCGGGTCGCGGTCCATCGACACGACCAAGATCGTGGATCGCTACGACCGGCAGATCGCGACGTCGGTGCTGGCCGACTTCATCTTCCTTGGGCAGAAGGCGGTCGGCAGCTTCGCCCTGTCGAGCGACAAGACCGCGCTGTTCTCAACCGCTATTGGCGGCTTCCTCGACGCCATCTGCTCGGTGCTGAACAAGCACCTGCTGGTCCGGCTGTGGAAGCTCAACGGGTTCGACCCGGAAATGATGCCCAAGCTCAAGCCGGGCGATGTCGAGTCGGCCAACCTGCAGGAGCTGGGCGGGTTCATCACGTCGCTGGCTGGTGCGGGCATGGCGCTGTTCCCCGACGTCGACTTGGAGAACCACCTGCGCGAGACGGCCGGGCTGCCGCCGATGCCCGAAGAGGGGATCGACTATACTACCCCGCCGTTGCCGACGGCTGGACCCGGTGCCGCGATGGCTGTAGCCGAACACGCGACGTCGCTGCCCCAACCACCGAACGGCGCCGACGGCGCTTCCGAGCAATGAACCGCTCAGGGAGGAGGTGCTTGTGGTGGCGCAGCAATTCGAGCGCTTCGAGCAGGGCGACCATCCACTTCGGAACGGGGATCTCGCCGCTGGCCCAGCGCCGCACCGTCGAATAATGTGCGCCGGTCGCTTGGCTCAATCTGATGCGCCAACCCTGTCCCAGAAGGGCGGTGGCTCGAATGTCGAGTTCTTTGGGCGACATGGAGGCGCTATAGAGCGCATAATGCGCGGTTTAACAAGGGGGGTGGAATGCGCCATTTCGTAGCCATCCCGTCGCGCTGCGACCATGCCGCGATCACCAAGGCCAAGGCGACGCTGGACGAGGTGGAGAGCCTCGCGGCGAGCTACGAGCCGAAGATCGCCGCGGCCATCATCAAGGCGCTGGACACCCAGAGCGACAAGCTCGACCTCGACGCGCTGGCCGAGGCCTTGGCGCAGGGCAACATGGGCAAGGTTCTCGACATGATCGGGGATCTCCCACTCGGCCCGGTCGACGACGCGCTGCAGGATGCGATCTGGGGCGGCGCCGCCTTCGCCGCGCAGAGCATCCCGATCATCGGCGCCACGTTCCACTTCAACCGGCTGAACCCGGTGCTGCTGCAGTGGATGCAGAACTATACCTTCGGCCTCATTCGCGAGATCAGCGACGCGACCAAGGAGAGTGTCCGCGGTCAGCTGATCAACGGCATGCGCCAAGGCATCGGACCGCGGACGCAGGCCAAGCAGATCAAGGCGACGGTCGGGCTGACCCAGCGGCAGAGCGCGGCCGTGGCGAATTTCCGCAACGAGCTTGAGACGTTCCACCAGAAGCGCAGCGCCAAGAGCTGGAATCTTGGCGCGACCATCGACCGGGTCAACGGCGCGCAGGTGTTCAAGCCGAGCGAGGACGGCACCCCGCAAGAC